TGAATACTGCAAAGGCAGCACCCCCTTGTAAATTAGCGTGTGGTATTAATGTCATTAACATTAGCGGTCACCTCTCTTCCTTTTCTCTGATTTATCTATAGAAAAACTACCGCCAGGATATCTTTTCTCTAGTTTTTTAACATTACCTTTTACTACATCATCAAACTCTACTTCTAATGCAATACACGCTTGTGCTACGTACCACATAATATCGCCCAACTCAATAATAAGATGTTCTCTATTATCATCGTTCCAAGGTTTGCCTTGAAATACCATCTTTTTAACGATCTCCAAAAACTCACCACTTTCAGCAGCAAGACCAACACCAGCAGTGGTAAGACGTTCAATATTGGCACCTTGTCTGTCAAGATCACCCAAACGTTCAGCAAGATCGACAAAATTCTTACTGGAATCGGATGTGACACCATCCACGAATAGAAGATACTTATCAAAATCTATTGTCATACTTTTAAGTTTTTAAACTTTTGAAATTTAGATAGGATACTCGGTTTAACTTCATCAGAACTAACCTTTGTAATAACTGTTGTACTAATAGGTTGCTCTATGATGTCATCTTGAGCACTTTGTTCTACATCATACAGCTTCATTTTAGATCTGTCAACCCCTACAGCAAAACGTTTGTTCATAGTAGGATCGTTGTATCTATTCTTTAACTGTTTGACTAAAATTTGTCCTAATTGTTCTGATTCCTCAGTAGAAATAAGAGCGAACATAAAATCAGCAGTTGCAGGAAGACCAAATGATTCAGAGGTATCGGTAAGATCAACATCACTGCTACCGTAACCACTACGAGTAGTTTGAGTGGCACTAATAATCGGAACATTCGCCTCGACAGCGAGACCACGAAGTTCTTCTGCAATTGCTTTAACATAAGTATAGGAATTAACGACAGCACCTTTGAATCTTTGTGATGCACAGATATTTAGATAGTCAACAAATATAAGATCAGGTTTAAAACTTGTCTTTAATGTCAGTTCATTTAACAATGATTTGAAATGTCCTACATGTGCTGATGCTGTAGGATATTCTTTAATAATTAATTTTCCCTGTGTTTTCTTCATCAACTTGTTTACCTTACTCTCAAATATTTGCTTAGGTAAATCAGCAATTTCTTGTATATTAACACCTAATAAATTAGCATCTATTCTCTCTGCAATTTTTTCCTCTGACATCTCACAAGTAATGTACAATACATTCTTACCTTGTAGTAATGTTGCTGCAGCAACGTGACACATGAATAAAGATTTACCTACACCTGTACCTGCAAGTGCTACATTCAATGTTTTATTTGATAATCCACCCTTAGTAATCTTATTAAACATAGTAAGATCAAAAGGTATCTTCTCTTCTACTTTATTATAGAATTCAAATCTTTCTTTGTAGTTAGAAAAGTAATCATGACCTATACGATTATCAAATGAAACAGCAATGGCATCTGAAAGTATAGATGGTATTGCACCTTTATCTTTCTTAGGATCTTTACCATCTGCTATTTGTATACTCTCTAGTAATGACAGATATATTGCTCTATTTCTACACCATTCTTCTGTAGAATCTACTAACCATTTTTGATCTAGTTTTTCATTAGTAACTTTATCAATAGATTCAAGAGAAGATTTAAACTGTTGGTCAGTTAAACTAGTAGTATTCTGTAAATCAATTGCTAATGATTCTTTAGTAGGACATTTCTGATACTTATCAATAAAATTTGATATCAATCCAAATAATAATTTATTAGGTTCTTCTTCAAAGTATTCTTTCTTTAAATATGGAAATGCCTGACGACGAAATTGATCATTCGTCACCAAGTTATTCAATATTGTAAATTCAAGTGAGTTCATTAAATGTAATTAAGGTAGGTGCTAAAGATATACTTGTCCTCCGACATAGTAGGTTGACCTTGGTGTGGAACCATCCATAATGGAGGGAATATTATTCCTCTTCCTCTCTTTGGTTTTAGTTTCTTATTGATGCCTAGGAAGTTGGTCTCTCCACCCTCTTCAACATCATTTAAATACACTAGAAATGCTAAGAATCTTTTTGCAGAAGCATGATCTCCTACATCTACATGGGGTGCAAACTGATCTTCAGTATTCTTATGATACTTTTTAATCCTAGCAAACTCCCAAGAAAATTTCTGTGGTAACCATTGTTCACAACCAACTGTTTTAACATACTTATCTAAGAATGGAGCAACTCTCCATATCATTAGTTCCATCATTGATTCTTCAAATTCAATCTGATGAAATCTAGGTTTGTTATCATTGTTTTTAAACTCTGGTTTACCTTTGTTAAAGTAATCTATTAGTTCTTGACAGTATTCATTATCGAATATGTCATATACTCTAATAAAATCTTCAACTGTCTTCATTGGTCATACTTAAATTCTTTAGAAGCAACTTCATCTAGTGCTTGCATTATTTCTTTCGTGAAATATTTGCCAGGATCGGCAAGAATAGCAGAAGGATAAACGGAAGATTCGCCAACAATAATCCTGTTACCTTTACGTTGGAAGATTCCATACTTCTCACCCAATTCCAATAACCCATAATACTCGTCCAGTCCCCTTGAGTCAAAAAATAATCGTGTTGCAATTTGAGTGTTCTCCTTTGTTAAACGTGATTTGTATGTTTTAACCTTTATAATATTACCAATAACCTCTTTACTACTATCTTTTTCTTTTGATTTTGTTAGAGTCATAATAGTAGATGCTGCATATTTTAAACCACTACCACCACCCATATCAGTTGGGTCTCCATAAGGATTCATCGTTTTATATGTATGATTTGTCACTATCATAGGTATTTTTAACTTGCCTAGTTTACTAGTGATAATTCTAAACACAGATTTAATTGTCTGTGATTTAGTCATGTCTCTAACTTGTTTATCATCCATTGCATCTTGTAATTCTTTCTGAGATGCAAGCATACCAAGAGAATCTAATATGATTAAAAGTGGTTTCCTATCTTTCTCATTTGTTTTAAGAAGATTATCAAGAATACGTATCATTTGAGTACGAAATTCTTCAATAGTATCTATTGGAAAATGCCATACCCTAGAAGGATCTAGACCACGATCTTTAAATAAATCTGGTGTTGCAGCTGCCTCACTATCAAAGTAAAATACTGCACCATCAGGATGATCATTAAGAAAAGTACTAGCAATACCTATAGCATAGAAGGTTTTACCTGTTGCTTGTTCACCTGCAATAGCAGTTACTCTATTGTTAGGTATACCACCATAGATACTACCACTTAATTGTGCATTTAATATATAAGAACCTGTACCAATAAACCCTTGTTTATCATTAGACGTTGCATCTGATACAAGTTTTGCATAATCATTTTGTGCTTCTTTAGCAAGTGTGTCAAAAATACTCATACGAATAAAAACTCCAAATTACTTTCTTTTTTAGTTTTCCATCCTATCACATCAAGGATGTTTTTAAGAGGTGTGATAAATGATTTCTCAAACTGTGTTTTGTAATCTATTTGATCACTTACCTTTGGTATTTCTCTAGGAAATTCTTGAATGAATGACATAACATTTTGTCCTAATACATTAGGTTCTTTCAAGTATACATACCTGATTTTCTCACCCTCTTGAATAATAGGATATTTGTGTGTCAACCTATTAATTTTAAGTTGATGGTTATACAAGAGTGCTCCTCTTACATGAATAGGACAACTTTTCTTATACAGAGTAACAGGATCTGACCATTTTGTCAACCCATTCACACTCCTAGGAAATGATATATCCTCAGGTGGCATACTATAAAACTCTGTTCTAAAATCATCTATAAACTTTATAAGATCTTCATTCTCTTGTGTCATTATAATATTAAGAGCATCTTTAATCATCTTTCTACATGGTGCAGGTGTAGATGATTTGATTGCTTCAATACCCATCATCTTTAACTTTGCTTCTTCATATCTAACACCTTCACTATCCCATACATTAAGAATGTATCTCTTCTTGGCAGTCCATATACCTTTATCGGCAATGTTCTCCCTCTTCATAACCATTTTCTGATCATACGCAGATACGTACGTCGCCAACTCCTGATAACAGGTGTCAATGTACGGTTCCAATTTGTCTTGGCAGATCTTATCCAGTATGGAAACAATCTTTGTTTTGTCACTAGACCTATCACTAAAAAATTTATCAACAAGAGGTCCAAGGTTAAGATAGATTGAGTCGGTGTCAGATGCAATGACATAATCTTCTCCTTCTGTTTTGAGAATTTTATTAAGATATTCATTCATCTTATTCTCTATCCAACGAATAGAAACTTGACCAGATAAGGTTATTGCTTCAGCGTTTACTACTTTATAATATCTAAAGTATTGATTACCGATAGCACCATAGGCAGAGTTAAGAGAAATCTTCTTTGCCATTTGAATATTATTACAACGAGTTATTTCTTTATCCAATTCTTCAGTTGGATTCTTTTCGTACTGTTGTTTTGCTTGTATCATTTTCTTTTTAAAAATGACACGTTCATCATAATACTTCTGCATTAGTTCTGGTAAGAACCCCCTTTGTGTGGTGTCATATAGAGCACCATTAGCACAAACAGTTGTATTATCTAAATCACTAAAATCTATTTCCTTATCTAATATTTTATCTACAGTTGCTGATGAATGTCTATTGGGCATCAATGTCTCAGGTGAGATATTATACTGCATTATAAGATGTGGGTATAGAGAATTTAAATCAAAGTTTACTACCCAATCATATAATCCTGGTTTTGGTTCTTTTACATATGCACCTGCATACTGAGTGTTCTTGTCTGACCTTTCTATTGGTGGAATTACTATACCTTTCCTTTTAAGAAAATTGTAGATAATACTATCCCATGTACGTACTTGAGAATATACATCTTCATAGTTAACCTTAGCATCATATGCCATAGTTAAAACTAATTCAATTAATTTCATCTTGTCTTCCAAACGGTCAACAAGTTCTACGTCATGTATATTATATTCTACAAATTTTTGCCAGTTATTAGTATAAAATTCTTTGAAAGTATCATACTCTGTGTGTTCGAGTTTCTTTTGACCTAACTCTTGCTGTGCTATGTAATCTAACCTGTAAGATTCTTGTGCTTTATATGTAAATTTCTTATAAAGATCAAGATAATCTAAGACACTTACCCCAATAATATCATAGTATATATGATTTCTACCCTTTATCTCTATTTCTTTTTCATACACTTTATTCCATGGAGACATAGATCTTTGATGCTTAGAAGATAACACTCTTTCTATTCTTCTACACATATATGGCATGTCAAATAATTTCACATTCCATCCTGTAATAATATCTGGAGTATTCTCTGCCCACCATGCTAAGAAATCTTTAAACATATCTTCTTCTTTCCAAAAGACACGATACTCAGTATCTTTAGGAGTAAACTCTCTAGTTCCCCATGTAATAATTTTCTTAGTAGTAAAATCTTTTACAGAAAAACACAAAATTTCCTCTGAGGTCTCGGCAACACTTGGGAAACCATTCTCAGAGGTTGTTTCTATATCAATAGTATAGATTTTTAATTGTGATGGGTCATAGTCCATCTGTTCCTTTTGGAACTTAGAACTTATATACTGGTATAAGAATCTATCATTACCATATATTTTAAAGTTATCAACATACTTATACTCATCAATAAATTCCCTAGCATCTTTGACACTAGAGAATTTTATGTCTTTAACATAATGACCTTCTAAGGTTTTATAATTTGTCTTTTCATTACATCTAGCATACAAAACTGGAGAGAAACTTTCTTTATATTGAACACGTTTACCATCTTCGTAACCAATATAAAAGATCTTATCTCCAGAGAGATATACGTTGCTATAAAAATTCAGATGTCTCTGGGACTTCTTCTTCATCATCTTGTGGTGGGACTGTCAATTTATATTTTTCCAGAAGATCTGGATCAGGATCTACAATTGTAGCAATAAAATCAGAATAAAGCAATACGTTTCTTTGACCGCCATATTTTGGGAATGTTTCTAGGTTTCCATCTATTATTTCCATTGGGTCTGCAAGGAAACAAGACGGTTCCATTTCCATCTCTTGTATATAAGAGATGACATAAGAACCATTCTTAAGTAGTAGGAGTTTTATCGTTTCCATCCTTCTCCTCAATGTTGTGTTTTGCCATGTAATCTGTTTTGATCTTATCAACAGGTTCGTATATTGTTACTACCCAATCAGATGGTATAACAAATTCTTGCTGTTGAGACATTGGTGCCCAATGTGTATATGAAACTTGAAATTTTGTTTTAGGTGTGGGATCTTGACCCTCAACTAATAGTTCTGCTTCTTCAACTTCTTTTGTTTGAAGTTGCATTACATATGGATTCTTAAGATGATATGCAATAATGCCTTTATTATCTTTATCAATAATTTCTTGTGCATCACTGATGACATCTTCTCCAGATTTCATCAAAATAACTTTAACGGTCATAGCGATAAATTACGATCCTCTATTGTTCTAATGTATTTGGATAGTTTGTCGAGGTATCCACGATTTCTTAACTCTTTAAACACTAAGTTTTCTAGAGCGAACTCTCCTCCTCTTTGAATTGCAGATCCTCTCATAGTTCTAATCTTCTCTTTGAGTTTGTTTAGAACAGTGATATCATCTGCTTGAGTATCTATTAGATCATCAATCCTCTCCATCATATCACGAACTTTCTGTTTTAGCAAGGGGTCGGAAAAGTCCACGTACTGTTTACGTGGTTCTTGTATCCACCAATTGTTAAGAACTGAGTAAGTACCTTGATTTCTAGGAGTTGGATCATTGATATCTTGTGCATACAGTTCTACTGGTTGACCATAGAGTGTTACATCATGTGTTAATGCCCACAATCTTTTCTTATCTCTAAGGAAATCATCCAAGAAATCTGTTTGACAAGCAGCTATCTCATCCTTATCTACCACCAAATGCAGGTCTAGATCAGAATATTCTGTATAATTATAGTTGGCATTACCACC